AGTGAACCCTGTGAGGTACCACCATCAATTGCGGTTACAGGACCAAAATATTTTGTTGTTCCATCATTTGGTTCAGTTTTGGCAAATCAAGCCGAATTAAATTGCGTTTCAAATGGAGCAACCAAAGTTGATTTAACAAATAACGAATCTATGTATAATGGTTCTGTTAGATTATTATGGTCAACACCAAACTATGGTTATTTTGACGCCAATCAAGTTGTTAAACCACAACCTGATTCATATGTTAATAAAATTTTACCAAACACATCAAATCAATCTCCATTCACATTATTATCAACAGATGAGTATAGTAAGATAGAGGAGATATTTTCAGTATTTGACAAAAGTATTTTAGATAAATTGGAACAAGAGTTTTTAAACTTTTGTAAACCAATTGCAGACATTGATTTAGGTCCACAAGTTCAAGTGGCAATTGGTGTTTCACCTGTTGATGTTAATGCTGTTTATAAAAACTTCCAATATCTTTTTAGAAGTTTAATGAGCGTTACAACAAAACAATCAACAACAACTAATGCGGAATATTTTAATTCACTTGCAGAAAATCAATTAGGTGTCTTTAGTAATACAATGAAGTCTTTCTTAGAATATGATGTTTTATTAAAGTATGGTAATCCTGCAAACTACAAAAGAAGAATTTTTGATTCGTTTTTATCACAAAATTTAACAACACCAACTGTTGTTGACCCAATCCAATTTGACCCTTATGTTCTTAATACATTACCTGGTGGAGGAACAATAACTTTAGAACAATCTAAATTATCTTATCCACAACAATGGGCAACATTAGAAACTGAAGTCGGATTTTCAACAATTCAAAACTTAATTTATAGTGATAGTGGTTCATATATAACCGATTTCTTTATTGATAATAATATTGGATTCACCACTCAAAATATTACATTATGTGCTCCTTTAGTTAAGATGTATGCCACACAAAAATTATATTCTCCAAGTATAACGAGTGATGGTTTTAAACAAACAATTCAAAGTTATTTACAACAAACTGCAAATTTTCAAAATAATTTATTGAATACATTACTAACACAAGTAAGAGAAAAATTACCTAATCAAGACCAATTACCTGAAAAGACTATTAAAAGTGTTATTGATGGACAACAAAGTAAAGTTGAGAATTATGAAGTCTTTAAAGCATTAAATGATAAATGGATTGCCGGTTCCGATTATAAAAGTAAAACATTATTTGAGGACTTTTTATTCTTAGATAGAGCATCAAGAAATATTGGGGATACTATTATTATTGATATTTTTGCTCTTAGAGATGCTTTTGGTGATGTTGAAAATAATAAAGCGTTGAATTTACGTATGAGTGTTTTCACTTTTTTAAGTAGTATGTTGATTAAAAATAAGTTTAACGTTATGCCATTACCTGCATATGTTAACTTCTATAATATTCAAGAAGTTGATGGTACGACAATATCACAAAACGCGGAAGGTTCGTTAAAATTTGCTGATAATATGTGGGGAACATTTTTAGATGTTGACTATAGAAAATCGACACCAAAAATGGTTTGTTTTTATACAGGACTTCCATCTCAACATTTGGAGTTACCTAAAGGTAATTCAAGATATAGAAATGATGCTTTTGAGATGAGACGAGCTTCGGATAATCCTTTACTCGAAAACCTTGCAGGTAAAAAAGACTATGCGTTGTCAAATAAGTGTGTAGGATTTAATGTTGATTTAGGTGTTAGAAATCAAAATATATTTTATTCTTTTAACGTTTCAATGGATGCTGGTAAAGCAACATCAGAATCGATAGTGGCTTTATTAGATATGAGCAACCAAGCTAATGGAAGAAATACTACAACTCAAAATGTTGGTTATTATGAGTACTACAAACAAAGAAGTTATGCTTGTCAGGTTGTTTCTATGGGAAATGCTTTAATTCAACCAACAATGTATTTTAACTTAAGACACGTTCCAATGTTTAATGGTCCTTATTTAATTACAGAGGTTAAACATACTGTACAGCCAGGCACGTTCCAAACTAGTTTTTCGGGTATTAGACAAGGGATATATGATTTACCTGCGATTGATAATTATTTACAAAGTATTAATCAAAATTTATTGACACAGATAGAATCGTTATTAAAAGTTAAAAAAGATAGTACGGTCAGTGAAAGAATTACTGAAATTAATAAAGCGGCTCAAATACAACAAACAGGAAATAATGCCGCTGCAGCAACAAATAGTTGTATTAATGGTTTGGCTTCGGTTTACATTAGTTATGGTGATTTTATAACAGCATTGGGTACGTCATTAAATCCAACACAATTAGTGGATGCGATTAAAGCAAAGACATCAAACCCTAGATTACAACTTTTAATCTATATGATTTGTTATGTTAGAACATTCAAAGGGAAAATATTTAATGGTTATAATAATAATTATGCCACAATAGAATTAACTAAAGATTATTATAGTAGAAGTGATTATTTTGTTCCTGGAAAAAGTGCCTGTGTTGAAGTTCAAACATTAAATGGTAAAGTTTCTAAACCTATTGCAATTTTCGAATCAATTGATAAGTTTCTTGATTTTATGATTTCATCATTATTAACTGATGTTGATAGAATTTATGGTGATACTGGATTAGGTATTACTAAATATTATGCTTGTTATTGGTCTAACCCTAGTGTTACGGAAGAGTATTTTGATTCAAAAGAAGTGAGTGAGTTTACACAATTAAGTAAAACATTCCAAGATGCATTTAAGAGTGCTGCGGATGCTAAATTAGATACTTCAGCCACATTAGACCTAAGACTTTCAACCAAAAACACACTCACTCTTAATATAAATATAAATGCTGGAGTAACACCAGTTCCAAATAACTTGAATACTACACCATCACCAACACCTGTTTGTCCTCTTCCAACGATAATTTCATTCTCACCACTAACAGGTACTAAACAAACAATATTAAGTATTGTTGGAACTGACTTAGAACTTACAACTGGTGTGACAATTAATGGTATAACAACTAGTGAATTAACAATTAACGCCAGTACAAATTTAAATGTAATTGTACCAAAAAGTGATACTTTGGTTCCTATGACACAACCAATAGTCTTAAGGACTAAAAATGGTAATGTAATTAGTTCGGGTCAGTTCACTTACAATCCACTCCAAACTGAACCACAACCACCAACATCAGTACCAGGCGTTCCTTTAAATGCCAATACACAACCACAACAAACAGGTCCATTAGTTATGAATGGGTCAATCACATATAATTCTAATGGTAGTACTAATTCGTTATTGGTTACAATTAACCCGGATGCAGGTCTTTGGGATATATTATCAGGTCAAACTGAATGGACTTGGAGAGCAATTAAAAAAGCGGAGGGACCAAACAATACAACATTTGATTTTGTCGTGGCTGAAGGAGAATTCTCAAATGACTTGGCATCTTATGTTAGTTCTAATAAACAATCATTTAGTGTTAATCGTACTGATATTTTAAATATTATAAAACAAACTATGAACGATGATGTTGAATTTAATCAGATATCGTCAGTTGAGTCAAAAATATCTTTATTAGCTTTATCACCAAACGCATTTGCTGACCCCAACAATATAATACCTCCAGCGTTCCAATCATTTACATTCAACATTAACATAATTTAACACATAACCGATATATTTATATTAAAAAGATTTTTATGAGCTTAAAATCAACATTGGACAATTACTTAGGAAAATCAGTTAGATATTCTGAAGAAGATAACGGAGACGGAACTAAACAAGTATGTGATTTAGACACCGGAGACTGTTATACTGTAAGAGAAAGAGACGGCTTAATTGAAAGAGCTGGTCATATGACTACTGCTAATAGACAAGTTAGAGTAGAAACATCAAGAGGTGTTAAACAATTATTAAACGGATAATAATGGCAATAGATAAAAAAATATTAAATGAAATTGAAAGATACAGAAGTATCAATCAATATATTACAGAGCAAGCTGCTCCTGAACCTACAGAGTTAGATGCTTTAATGGCACCAGCTCCTGGTGAAGTTGCTACCCCACCAGTAACTGGTGAGGTTCCTGCACCTGAAATAGCACAACCTGCGGTTATCGATGTTGCTAATGACCCTGATGTTGAAAAGGTTGACGAAAAGGGTGAAACCGAAGAAAAAACTGAAACTGAAGAAAGTGGAACTGAAGAACTTGATGTAACTGATTTGGTTGATTCTCAAAAAAATATTGAGAAAAAACAAGATGATTACTTTGAAAATTTATTTGGTCAAATAAATAAATTGGAATCAAGATTAGGTGAGATGGATGCGATTATGAACAAACTTAACGACCTTGAAACCAAGATTGAAAAGTATAGAGAAAAAACTCCTCAAGAAAAATTGGAGTTAAGAACCTATGATTCATATCCATTCAATCAAAAACTTTCAGATTTCTTTGACGATAAGAAAGAAGATATGGAAAAGACGGGAAAAAATGATTATGTTTTAACTCCTGACCAAGTAACGGATATTAATGTGAATGATATTAAAGGTTCATTCCAACCGTCAAGTAATCCTGATAATAATATGAGATAATCTCGTATTGTATTGGTATTAAATAATTTAAAAGGTCTTGTAATAAAGACCTTTTTTTATTTGACAAAGTGATAAACTTGGCTTATATTTATAGAACACAATTTAAAAATTATACATATGATGAGTTCATTAGACGCCGTATTGGCACAGTACGAAAAATCACAACAAGGTGGGGGCGGAGCCCAAGGTAAAATGTCTCAAGATGAAAGAATGAAAAAGTATTTCGCTTTAATCTTAGGGGACAAAGAAAAATCAGGACAACGAAGAATTCGTATCTTGCCTACAACAGATGGCTCTTCGCCATTCAAAGAGGCTTGGTATCACGAAATTCAAGTAGGTGGACAATGGCAAAAATTCTATGACCCAGGAAAGAATGACAATGAGCGTTCTCCTTTAAACGAGGTTTATGAAGAATTAATGTCAACTGGTAAAGAATCTGATAAAGAATTGGCGAAACAATATAAGTCTCGTAAGTTCTATATCGTAAAAGTAATTGACAGAGACCACGAGGAAGATGGTCCAAAGTTCTGGAGATTCAAACACAACTACAAAAATGATGGTATCTTGGATAAAATCATTCCAATTTGGAGAAACAAAGGTGATATCACTGACGCTGAAAAAGGTCGTGACCTTATCATCGAATTAACAAAATCAAAAACACCAGCAGGTAAAGAATACACAAGTGTATCAACAATTATGTATGATGACCCAACTGCGGTTCACGAGGAAAAAGAACAAGCAAAAGCTTGGATTGAAAATGAATTAACTTGGTTGGATGTATATTCTAAAAAACCTGTTGATTATCTCGAAGCAATCGCTCGTGGTGAAACACCAAAATGGGATTCAGATAAGGGTGGATATGTTTATGAAAACGCATCTCAAGAAACAACTACTATCGGTGGTAAAAAATCTGCAGAAAAAGTTGAAGAAGTTGACCCACAAGCTGACGCTGAGGTTGATACAGAATTACCTTTCTAATAAACTAAACACATTATGTGTGGTATCGTTATGGTACCACACATAATTTATATTAAGTAATATGGCAATTAAAAAGAACGATTTCAGTTCAGTTAAAAAGAAGTTTTCCACTTCTGCAAAATATAAACCACAAAGTTTTTTTGACTTAGGTCCCGATTTCTTGGATGCTGTTGGATTACCTGGTCCTGCTATTGGACACATAAATATGTTCTTAGGTCACTCAGACACAGGAAAAACGACTGCTTTGGTTAAAACTGCTGTGGATGCTCAGAAAAAAGGTGTACTACCTGTGTTTATTATTACAGAGCAAAAATGGAGTTTTGAACACGCTAAACTTATGGGTTTTGAATGTAATGAAATTATTGATGAGGAAACGGGAGAATTAGACTGGGATGGATTTTATATTTTTAACAATAACTTTAACTACATTGAACAAATTACCGATTATATTAATTCATTGCTTGATGCTCAAGAAAAGGGGGAGTTAGATTATAGTTTATGTATAATGTGGGATAGTGTTGGAAGTGTACCTTGTAAAATGACCTTTGAAGGTCGTGGCGGTAAACAACATAATGCAGCTGCTTTAGCGGATAAAATTGGTATGGGTATTAATCAAAGAATATCAGGTTCTCGTAAATCGGATTCTAAATATGAAAATACTTTAATTATTGTAAACCAACCATGGGTGGAGCTTCCTGATAATCCATTTGGACAACCAAAAATTAAGGCAAAAGGAGGAGAGGCGATTTGGTTAAATTCATCCTTGGTTTTTTTATTTGGAAATCAAAAAGGTGCTGGTACTACTAAAATTACCGCAACTAAAGATAAA